GATCATCTACCGCACCCATCGCTAGATGCGCAACGTCTGTCAGCTCTACGATTCCCCATGCGTTTGAGGCTATGTTATAGACCAGTGCCAGCGTGCAGTAATTCTCGCCGCTCTCGGGAAAAGCAATCCATACTTGCTGGCGAGATTGATCGTAGATAACTTGCAGCGCTTCATAGGTGGTGTCCGAAAGCTGGCTGAATAGAAACCGCTTCACCAAAGCGTTAGCGATTGAAACGGGTTCTTTGTAGCCATCGCCTATTACGATATCCCCATCCGTCACAATGACGTGCGCTCCGTTGATATCGTCCACAGCTCGGGGAGACAACGCGCCGCATCGGGACCAAAGCCCACGCGTCGCAAAGACTTCGTTTCCTCCTATGTAGTCTATGGCATAGCTAGAGTTTTCTTTGTAGACGATGAGAGAATCCCGCAGCGGCCTCGCCGTGATGATCCTACCGGGCTTGTCACTCAACTGATTATCGCCCGCCTCGGTGGAAGCGCTGGCCGTCCAGCTTGAAGGGATCGCGCCAGGATCGGCAGCGTCAGACCATAGAAACTGGTTCGGATTGTTTGTGCCGCTCACTGTTATATCGAACGCAAACAAGTGATATCGAAAAGCTACTAACAAGGCAGCCAACGTATTAGCAGGCCAGTCCGTTAGAGCCGCGTAGTTATCAATCGTGTCTCCCGTCCAATACATCGGATCATCTAACCCGTTATTGGCTATCGGTATGCCGTTGAGAAGCGTGGTGTTCCATTGGCTCGGCTTGGTGACAGCAGTAAGACCGCCGCCCGGTGTTAGGTCTGTGTGCGTGCCGCCGTTCACTGAGTAGATTGAGGACGCGCCGAAGTAAACCCAAAAATTTGTTCCGAGATCCCGCACGTTCTGAATATGCAGCGGTGCAACGGACAGCGGATCATAGGCTTGTCGGTAGCCAGGAATGCGAGTTGCAAAGCCGTTGCGGATCACCATATTGCGCACGATGCTGTAAAACTCCGGGGTTGCTTCCCAATAGGGAAGATCCGGCGCAGCTCCGCGAGTCGGGCGTATGCGAGCGAGTGTTTTCTGATATGCCATGTTAAGCCTTACGGGAAGCTAAACGATGTAACAAGCATGGTGACGGAGCAGGAAACGTCTACAGTGCTGCCGCCGTCCGAGCTGATTTGCAGCGTGCCGTTAAACGTGCCGCTGTTTGCTCCGAGGTTTGCCTGCACGTTGTACTCCCTATCAGTGGTCAGCGCCTGCCAAGTATCCTCGGTGCCCACGTCGAGATGTTTGCCGGAACTGTAGACCATCCGCGCATGGTAGGAATCGCCGGGGTTTCCGCTTTGTGGATCGGCCCACTCTCCACTCACGCCTGAATAGGTGGGCGACAGCCCGTTGAAGTTCAAGCCAGTTTGCAGCGAGCCACTTCGCAGCACTTTGACGCCTGCGGAGCATGGGCCGTTAGATGCGTTGGTGGCGGTCAGGTTTATCGTGCTTAGCTGCAAATCCCATCCGGCAAAGAACTGTTTCCACGTTCCGCTGACGTTAACCCATCCGCCAACGATCCGCTTCCACGTCCCCGAAACCTTGTAGTGCGCGGAGTCTATGTTCTTCCAGACTCCCGACACTTTGTAGTTCATCGGCATAGCTTACGCCTCGCGCTGGAACCATAGATCCCCGTTGCTGCCACCACTCGGCGCTGCGGTGCTGATGGTCAAGGGATAAGTGGAGATGCTTCCCAGCCCGAGATTGGTTCGCGCTGTCGCCGCATCGCTTGCGCCCGTTCCGCCGTTGGTAACTGCGAGATCGGTGCCGCTCCAATTTGAATTGCTGATGCTGCTCAGCGTCGCCAAGCTGCCCAGCCCGAGCGCTGTTCTAGCTCCCGAGGCCGTGGTTGATCCGGTGCCGCCATTGGCGATTGCCAGCGCTCCCGTTACTGCGTCGGAGCTTGCCACGTTGACAGCGCCAAAGGCTACGGCGGTTCCGCTGCGTCGCAGCACTTGGTTATCGGTTCCCGCAGCAAGCGCTGTAGGTGCGGCGGCTGCGTTGGTTCCGTTGCCCAAGATAGTTAGCGCTGCCATCTCTGCCAGCACGTTGAACTGCGCGGGCGTCGGAGTGATCGCGCCGTTAGCGTTGGTGAAGGTGGCTTGTAGGGCAGATTTAATTAGTCTGAGATGATCGTCGCCTTGTTTTTTCTGATCTGTCCCAAGCGGATTAGCGGCGTTGAGATCACTAATATAGGTTCCGGCTTCTAATGGCATATCAATAACTCGGGATCGTGTGGAAGTTATAGGCAGAAGCGATATCCGCTCCGCCCTCCTTATGCGCCGCCAGCTCGTTAAGCTTCGCCGCTAATCCGTTGAAGGAATCTAGGAAACCCTGCGCAATGTCCTGATCCTGCGTATAGCGGTGGAGATAGAACAGCGAGGCGGAAAGGTAGATATCTTCATTGTCCTGCAAAAGCGCGTTGGTGTCGGTAGACAAAGCGAGCGCGTCGAGGCGAGCGAAGTATTCAACATCAATGATTAGATCCGCCGAGGGATCGCCGCGAAACTCTACCTGATTACCTGCGCGTGGTGCGTACCATAGAACGTCCGCGCCGCTGTACAGTCGGCGAATCTCAAACAGCGTTTTGCGCCGCAGCTCCTGATAACCGCTCGCTGTCGGTGCCCACATTGCACGAACGTCTAAGCAGTTGGTGGGAAGATTGAAGATCGGGATTCCCGCTGTAACCCTATCCGCATCTTCTATCGTGGTTGCCTGCACCATCTCAAGGCTTCGCAAGCTGGAAGCTATCAAGCTTTCCGCTCGCCTTATGAAGCCGTCTATTTCGGCAGATAGATCTGGCCGATGCGACTCGGAAAGGATCGCAGTAACTAAAGCTGCTCTATCATCCATTTTTCAAATCTCGCGGCATAACGATTGAAGACTGCCGAATCACGCCCGGCTTGTCTGTGTCCCGCACTCGGTAAGGAGCCGACTCGGGAGAACGTAGAAACTTGTCCATCGCCTTGTTAGCAATTTCCATGTCCGGCGATAGCATGTCTGGATAACGCTTCGTTATCACGTAAAAATCCAGCTCGGGAATGGACAACATGACGGTCCCCCACTCCTGATGGTGGAGCCCGCCACGCGCCCGAAGGGAACGGAGATAATCCAAACCCTTCCGGCGCTGCGGGTTGCCTGTCCGAGTTCCTCGCGGAAGGCCGAAGTCTCGGAATTGATTCTCCTTCTTTGCCATTACACCTCCCAAAAAGAGCCGGGCCGCATCCATGCAGCCCGTCCCTTCTCTACCGTTTACGCAATTCTTCCAAAGTATCGCGCAAGACTTTGGACAGCTCTCGTAGCACCGAGTTAACTTCTTGATCACGCTCTTTAACGTGACGCAAGAAGAACCAGACCACTACCATTACTGCGCCAGCCGAGCCCATGTCTCTGAGCCACGGTAGAAGTTGTGTGTAATCCATACTGGATTACGTTGCAACAACAGCCGCAGTCGGGTCAATGTCGCGGATAACGGCGTGAGCCTTTTCCACGTAGACCTTGAGCGTCCAATCTACCGACACTTCCGAACGATCCGAAAGACCAAGCTTCGCCAGCGGGCGCGTCACGTAGTTTTTCAGATAGGCAAGCGCCACGTACTGCGGATCTATCAGAAATACATCCGCGCCCGTTGCCGGGTCGGTGGTTGCGTAAGTCTGTTGCAGTCTGTTCGGGACCAGCCGCATCGTAAAACCGAAGTCGGTTCTCATGATGTTGATGAATCCCTGCGAGACTTGATCCGTAGGAGTGGAGCCACTCACCTCGGCGGTAGGCTGCGCAGCGTAGCCTTGGCCGGTGGTGCTGAACAAGAAGGTGTTGAGCCTCTTGATCACCTGCGGCACGCTCATAACCATAGACGGATTGCCGTTGGAAAGGTACACGTCTTCTACCATCTGTCGGAGCATGGTATTGAAGTCGAGCGCCCGATTCGCGCCTTGCGTGATTACCGTAACCAGCTTGGTGCCGGTCTGGAAACCGCCGCCCGTCGCGGTGCCATCGTCCGTATTGGTTTCGATCCAAGCAGCGAAGCCGCCAGCTTGTCCCGCCGTGGTGTTATTGTCATCGGCAACGGAAGCTTGTCCCGTCAGCGCGATGGCCTCAACGTCCCGGCGCAGCTCTTGCTGGCGCATCATCACTTGGCGAGCGAATTCATCAGACGTGCCAATCACGTTGACGCTTCGCGCCCGCTCGGTGACTGCCAGCACCTTTACGGAGTTCTGGCAATGGTTGCCTTTCCGACTTCCGCCCGCCGCGTCATTGCCTGATGCGTCAGCACCAGAAACGACAGCGTTGGTAATGTCGGGATCGGCCAGCCCGTCCTCTACCCACTCCGTATAGGAGTTCTCGGCAGTATCGGAGCCAATAGCATCGGTGAAGGGGAGAGGAATTTGGGAAATGTCCCAAATCTTTTGCATAACGTCTTCATTAACGAAGCCGCCAGCGGCCAGACCTTTAAGGTCTACCTCGTCCCAATAATCAGCAGGAGCAGCCATGATAGTTAGCCTCTAAGTAGTTGTGAGATTTGCTGAACTGCCGGATCTATTCTCTTACCCGGTGGCTTGGAATCCGTAGTGGCCGCATCTCTGCGGTTTCCGCTGGGCTTCTGTGCCTTGGTAGGCTCTTTCTTTTTGACGCGAGCCAGTGCGTCATTGATGCGTTTCTCACGCAGGTAGTTTTCGCGGATGTATCGCATAGTGCGATGGTCACTCACGTTCCGCAGATACCCACTCGGGAATCCGGCTCGTGATAGGTGATCTTGGATACCGGCCAAGTCAGCCTCCCGCACGCTCTCATCCTGCCATGCCGGAATGACTTCTAGAGTAAGCTGGCGTTCTCTTGCGAGGGTTGCGCCATGCTTCTCCCGAATCTTCGACAGCACTTCGGGCTTGAGAGCGGTTTCAGGTAGCAGCGAGAGCAGCTCGGTTAGCTCATTGCGTGAACGCAGGAGATCCCCTTCTTGCTTGGCTCGCTGTTCTTCCCATTCTAGTTGCTGCACCGTGAAATCATCGCGGCCAGCAAACGCGTCCTTCAACTCTCCGAGAGTGTATTTTGTTTCATCTCCGGGGAGTCCGACTTGCAGCGCGTACAAGTCTTCGACTTTAACGCCGAGTCGCTCAGCAGCATCATGCAGCGTTTTAATTTCTCCTTTGGCCTTCTTAGCCTTCGGCGATCCTTCCACTTCTCGCGCATCGTCGGCTTCCGTTGGCTCGCTTGTTTCACGTCCGCCTAAAAGCTCCGCGATTTGATCAAGCTGCGAGCGGCTCGGTTCTTCGGCCTTTGGAGTCTTCGGCTCTACCGGCTCGGGCGTCGGCAGCACAGATGCCTGATTAGTTTCGATTGGTGATTCAGCCATTGTTCTGCACTCCCGCTACCGGAGTGGGGTTCTTGATGATGGCTGCTAGTGTAGCAGATAGGGTAGTCTCAAACCCTGCATAAGCCTGCCACTGGAGCCAGCACAGCTCCCGAGTCTGCACGTCCGGCGCAGCCTGCCAACGTGCGAACGCAGCGCCGCGACATTGCGACAGCACTTCATTAATAAGCGGGTTCTCCTGTAGCTGCTGCGCATAGCGCAGTCTTTGCTCCGGTGTCATACCTTAGAAACTCCTGCCCGCAGCGTGGCGAGTCCAGCAGCCTGCAAGATGCCTTCGATGAGACTTACATCGAAGCCGGGGATCGAAAACCCAATGGCCTGCAAGAAAGTCAGCAGCGCATAGATCGCCGCCGTAATGTAGGTCTTACGGCCACTAAGCAGATTCAGCAGATTCTTCATTTTCCTTCACCTCTTTTGTGTTGGGTTCTTTGTTAGAACCGTTTTCCTTCTGCCCGCTGGCGAGAAGTTGGGTAGTGGCGCTGCCGACAATCTTGGCCTCCTCAACCTCGGCTTTAAGGTTCGCCTCGTAATACTTGAACTGCATCTCAACGTCTGTCCGATACTTCTCGAAAGCCGTCCGCATCTGTTCCAGTGCTACGGCTTGGCTCATGAGTTCCTCTTGCATGGCTTTTTGCTCTTGAGCGGCGTCTGCCTTCGACTTCATAGCCTGCTTTGCAACGTCCGATTGCGGATCTACCCAATACCGCTCCGGGTTCGGTATGTCTCCAGCTCGCGCCCAATCCATCATGGTTGCATAGAAGCCTTCGACGTTTACTAACACTTCTTCCATGCCTTGCTGAGCGAGCGCGATCTGATTATTCATCATCTGCTCAAACATGGCGACGCGTCGAGTCCGCTCGCCGGGAGACATTCCCACCTTGATGAACACCTCATCACGCGGCTGCCACTCGCTAGGCGTGCTGGTGAGCCAGCGTCCCTCATGTTTGACGGACAGCTCATAAGGGAAGGTGCGGCGCATGGTTTCATGAGCGAGAAGAAAGGTCGAGCGTACCAACGTCTTTGCTATGTTGCGCGTCATGTGCGCCGCTAGGAGTTCCATCACCGAGTAGGCGCGGTCTATCCCTTGCGAGCCCGCCCGATCCGACAGTTGAAGCTCGCCAGTTGCCAGCGTGAGAGACGCGCCGCCCATCTCTGCCCGCTGCTGGCGCTGGTTTTCAATGTTCGCCAGGATGCCGCTAGATACATCGGGAACCGTGAACGCGGTAACAGCTTGCCGAACGTCCTGCACGATGCCTTGACGCACGCGGATCGCGCCGTTGGTGCGCCCGTCTCCGATATCCTCGGGGTTTGCAATCCCGTCGAAGTAGGCAACGCGGTTCTTATTCACCGTGTTCACGTTATCAAGCAGCGCCCGGTTAAGGCCGGTGTTGATATCTTGGGAGCTTTTCAACTTGTCGTGAAGTGAGATCCCGGTAAAACGGTTTGGATTGATGAAGCACGCGCCCGCTGCATACGGGACCATATCTACCGGGGTTCTCTCCAGCACGCAGTTATTGTTGAAGTCAACACAGATGCGCTCGCGTCCTCGGCTGGTGTTCGCGTGGAATTCATACCATTCAATATGGTCTTGCGAAGCGTCGAGTCCCTTGAGCCATTGCGTCTCATATCCCGGCGCTTGAGCCATCCGCGTA